TTCTGAGGAGCAGGAGTTTGCTCGGATGCAGAAGATCAAACTTGAGCGTGAGGCGGCATGGCAACGAAAACGGGTCAGGGAAATGCTGGTAGATCGTCTGCTAATTCTGGCAGGGGGGGTGCTCGTTCTGGTTTATCTGGGAACGATGTGGTATCTGATAGTGAAGGATCGGGAGATGCGCTTGGGTTTTTGATCAACATCATCTCCCTGATGGTGATTCTTTTGTTGATGGCCTTGATGTCCTTTCTGTATTTGGACATCTTGTCTGCAAAACATGAGGTTCGTGAACAGGTGCAAGCGATTGATAGGCTCAGAAAAGAGGTGGAAAAATCAAAGTTATCGGAAAACGATAAACCATAGTAACTTGGCTAATTTTGCTTGATTTGGAGGTTTTATGCTGTCACTGATTTCAACCCTGGGGGGTCTTCTGATCTCTGGTTTGCCTAAGTTGTTGGAGTTCTTCCAAGACAAGGCAGACAAGAAACATGAATTGGCTTTGGCTGAGATGCAGACCATTCGGGAGAAAGAGTTAACTGCTATGGGGTTTGCGGCACAGGCCAAGGTGGAGGAGATTCGGGCTGATCAGATTGCCATGCAGACTGATGCCCAGATGACTACTGCGGCTTATGAGCATGACACCAAGGTGCTGGAGAAGGCCGCTGGATGGGCTTCTACCTATGTGGCGACTGTGCGTCCTACGGTGACCTATTTGTTTGTTCTGGAGTTGATTGCGATTAATCTGTGGTTGACCTACTATTTGTTTGCTCACCCCACTTTGGTATCGACTGTAGATGATGTGATCAAATATGCAGATATCATTTTTAGCCCTGATGAGATGTCAATGCTTGGCGGTATCATTGGGTTCTGGTTTGGAAGCCGCAACTGGAGTAAGAAATGAGCGATGAATTTGACACATTGGCTTGGATTGCATTTGGTTGTGTTTGTTACTTTCTCGGTGCTTTGTACGGCCTATGAGAACTTCTGAAAAAGGCATCCACTTGATGCACACATTTGAAGGCTATCGTGACAAGCCTTATAAATGCAGTGCAAAGATTTGGACGGTGGGGTATGGTCATGCTATGTATGCTGACCAACTCCGCTTGCCAAATGCTCGTGTGGGCAACTATTCGGGGATGATCAGAGATGAATATCCACTTAAACCGCAGGATAACCGTGTCTGGAGCAAACCAGAACTGGAAACTTTATTCAAAGATGACCTCGTTTCTTTTGAACGTGGTGTTCTTCGTCTTGCTCCCAATCTCGATGGTCGTCAAGCAAAATTTGATGCTTGTGTATGCCTGTCCTACAACATTGGATTGGGAAACTTCCAAAGATCTGGAATTCGCCAAAAGATTCTGCGAGGGGATTGGGAAAACGCCGCTGAGGGTTTTCTTGACTGGTCAAAGGCAGGAGGCAAGGTATTGAAGGGCTTGCTCAGACGCAGGGAAGCAGAGAAGGCGTTGTTTCTAAGCGACAAAGAAGATTAAAAAAAGTGTCTAAATGCCTGATTTCTATGACTTCCTCTTTAAGATTGTCACAGAAGAAGTGTGTAATGACGACATGAAGATCAGGCGGGTAAACATCAAAGATCCTGGCATTCTTGTGCAGTTGCATGAGTTGCAGAAGTCTTGTTTGCCTTATGACAGACCTTACCCAATCAATGATGGTTACTGGTGGATTGCTTATGAGGGTGATGAGCCTGTTGGTTTTGGTGGCGTTGTTCAGTCTGTTCGGTGGTCTGACTGTGGTTATTTGTGCCGATCAGGAGTTGTGCCGTACTTTAGGGGAAGAGGCATTCAGAAGAAGCTGATCAAGGTTCGTATTGCTCATGCCAAGGCGATTGGGTGGAATTGGTTGGTGACTGATACGACAGACAATCCAGCGAGTGCAAATTCATTGATTTCATGCGGGTTTAAGATCTTTGAGCCTAGCAAGAAATGGGCGTTCAAACACAGTGTTTACTGGCGAAAGAGGTTGTGATGGCTGTTCAAAAGGTAACTGACAAAGAGTTCATTGAAATCTTCCAGACAAGTAAATCCTACAGAGAGGCGGCTCAGAGGATGGGGATTGAAGAGAGATCCATGATGAAGCGCAGGAGAGGAATTGAACTCAAGTACAAGATTGCTTTAGAAACTGTTGAGACAGCCAAGAATTCAATTCAAAGACGACCGCACTTGCAGACTGCTCATTTGCACGTTCCGAGGCTTAATTTGGGGGTTGAAAATGGCACGGTTTTGGTCTTCTCAGATGCTCACTTCTATCCAGGTCTTCATTCGTCAGTCTATAAGGGTCTACTTTGGGCCATTAAAGAGCTTGCTCCAGTTGCTGTTATTGCAAATGGGGATGTATTTGATGGTGCGACTATCTCGCGTCACCCCCGTATTGGTTGGGATAGTCACCCATCGGTGGTTGAGGAGCTTAAGGCTTGCGAGATTGCAATGGGGGAGATTGAAGAGACGGCAAAAAAGGCGAGACACAATGCCAAGCTGATTTGGCCTCTTGGAAACCACGATGCTAGGTTTGAGAACTTCCTAGCCGCCAATGCGCCTCAGTACGAACACGTTAAGGGGTTTAGCCTTAAAGACCATTTCCCTGCTTGGACTCCGTGCTGGTCTTGCTGGGTGAACGATGAAACGGTGGTTAAACACCGATTTAAGGGTGGAATCCATGCTGTCCACAACAATACCCTCTGGAGCGGCAAAAACATGGTTACAGGCCATTTGCACAGCCTCAGGGTATCTCCCATTACCGACTACAACGGAGTGCGCTACGGGGTCGATTCTGGCACTTTGGCAGACATTGATGGCCCACAGTTCAGGGACTACTTGGAAGAAAACCCGACCAACTGGCGGTCGGGGTTTGTTGTCCTAACCTTTTATAACGGCAAGTTATTGATGCCAGAACTTGTTATGAAATTCAATAATGAAGCTATCGAATTTCGTGGTCAAGTACATCAAGTATGACTTTTTTGTTTGGGTTTGAATCAAGAAATGTTTGTTGAATTTCATTGTATTTGTTTGTCAATTCAAATATCCAATCATTCAACGCATCAAGTTGGAAGACAAAACTGTCTTCTAGGAATTCCTTTGGAAACTTGACTGATCCTTCTCCAGCCCAACTGTCCCATTTCAGTTTAGGAAGCGACATTTTGTTCTCCTTTAAGTGATTCAACTGCCCAATTGAGATAGACCTGGGCTTTTTTGAGGTCTTCTAAGCCATTCTTATGTGAGTATCTACTTACATACTTGATGACATTGCCGATGCAGTAAGCCTGGAAGTGGTCGCTTCCCAACTTGGCCCTGATGTAATCGATGGTTTCGATGCCGCCTGTTGTGTAGTGTTTGGGTTGGTTTACTGGATCACTCATCGTACAGCTCCACGTCAAAAAACTCATGAATCTCGTCCCAAATAGCCATTTCAATCCTATCCAGTATTTGCTCTTTTGTCGGGGTTTCTGTGTGCTTGTGGGCGCGTTCCCAGCCAACATTAAGTGCCGTTTTGATGCACTGATCTAGTATGACGACGAATTTAGGTTTCATGTGTTCTCCTCTGGCAGTGAGCAGGTATGCACATCCCAGGCATTCTTCCCTGCCCTCTTACCGCACCGAGGGCAGAAGTTGCGCTCCTCTGGGGGCTGTTCCAAGACTTCTTCGCATTTTTCAATGATGTTGTTGTATTTCATAACATACGCATGGCGCTCGTTGTCAGCAACAAGGTGCTGGTTATCTTTCAACGCCTCAAGCGCAAGCTTCAATGCTTCACGTTCTTTGGTCATTCTTCAACTCCAAAGTGTTTCTTGATCAGGTCATCGGCTTTGTACGGTTCGGCAATGTCGGCAATGTCAGCGCACCTCTTGGCAACTATCTGTGCAAAGCGTTCAAGGCGAATGAAAAATGGGTCGTCAAGATGATCAGTTTCATGGCCCATTGTCCATCCAGCATCAGCCGCCATTTGAATGATGTCTGCTTTCATGATCGATTCCAACTTGTTTTGACTCCACTCTTTCGGTAGAAGTTGATCAGATAGTCAATGAGTTGAACATAGGTGAAAACCACACCTGTCTCACTCTCCACCTGTCTCTTGATGGCATCAATGTTGTCATTGATACTTACCGTGATCCTTTTCTTACTCATTGTCATCAATCCTTGTCAAAACAAACATGAAACATACAAATGCCCCAACAACAGCAAAAATGCACAAAACAATTGCCAGAAAGATAAATAGTGCTTCAATCACAATTGCTTCTCCACAATAGACCATTCACGCTCTTTGCGTTTGGCGTTGGACATAGCAAAGCCGCCTGTGAGCATCACAAGACCAATCTTTTGCATCTCTGGAAGTCTCCTGGCTACTTGAGAAGAATCAAGCCCAGTCTTGTTTGCAATCCCATCTTTACCCATCGGGCCATATTTGGCTAGGGCAAAGTGAATCTTTGCAAAGTGTTTGTCAGCCAATTCTTGCGCTTGTTCAGCCGCATCATGGCTAGTTTGAGGATCAGTCTTGCGTGACCGAAAGAAATTAAAAACCATCATCATCAACTCCTATTAAATTGTGGGCTACTTGCTTACGCTTTCACCCATGAACATCAGAACGGAACGTCTTCTTGATCAATTTCCTCTTTAGTCTTTCCATGACCATAAGGAATGGTTTTTTTCTCTTGCAACGGCTCTTTGGGGTTCATTGCCAAAGACATGAACTTGCCACTCTTGCCTTCCTTGATCCATGCTGACAGCCAGTAATCCTTGCCGCCAACAGTGATGTTCCCCTTGTAATCGGGGTGTTTTGGTTCTTCCTTCTTGTCGTTCTTGAATAGAACTCCAGAATTGTCACGCTTTTCTTCCATGTCAAATTTCCTTTAGTTTGTCTAGTTTGTCTTCAAGTTCAGCCAAGAACTTGATCACCTCTTTTTCGAGTTCTGCAATGAGTTCATCATCGCGCTCGACACGCCTAACGAACAGTCTTAGGTGTTCTGGCATCCGTGAATCGTAACTCACAAAGTCGCACCATTTCCTGCCCGTACAAGCCATTTGCCACTGCATCTGGGTCACATAGTCACCAGGAACTTTCTTGGTGATCAATGTCTCCAAATGCGTATGGCTCATTGGATTCTTGATTTCCACCTGTCCATCCTTGTCCACAAGCCCATCAGGGCTGGCAGAGGACATCGGAATAGACGGATGATCAAACGATCCACATTGATCCACAAGAACATTTGCATGGGCCTCGTATGCCGCCCTAGCAAACTGCTCCTGTTCAATCCCACGCTCCATTGCTGGATTGGTGTATGACTCAGTTGGTTCGCCTGTAATACGCTCAATGAGCAACTGTGTCATGTACTTTGCGCGAGAAGTCGAATAGCCCGATTTTGTCTTGGCAATGACATCAGCTACTCTGGATGCCGTTACCTTGCCCAAACGGGCTTTAAACCACTCTGGTGAGCCTTGTTCCATGTCTGCTTCAGATTGGTTTAAGGTTGATTGAAGGACGAGGCCACAGTGGAACTGAAGTCTTGAATGCGCCCATCTTTTTGAAGT